TTGGCCCTGCTGTTGGCCACCAGTGAGTGCTTGTATCTGCTTCATCTGTGGAGCCGCCTGCACAACTTGCGCCGCGCGCTGGCTAATCAGGCGATCCATTTCTGGGTCAACTGCCTTAAACTTGAACTCTGGATCTTTAAAGTCTGGCAGTGGCGGCATTGGCATGGCAATGCTGGCCTCCATTCGCTGACGATATAGCAGTGCAATATGCTCCGCAACGTGGGCAATCAGAATTGGCTGCATAGCCTTGGCGCCGGGGTTCCCCGCCAAAGACGGATCTTGCATAAACTGGATGTGAACCGCGATGTGCGATTCGTGATCCTGCTCTGGAAATGCGCGAATGCCTTTGCCGTATAGGACGCTCATGTTCTCATCAATCGGGTCCATCAACACAGCCTCTTCGGGCTTTATCAAAATCTCGTCAATGTTGGGTATTCTGATCGCCTCATACATCCGCTTGTAGGCAGCGTATAAGTCGTGGAACTGCGGAGCTGATCGCGCCATTTCCAAGACAGCTTGTGCCTGCGCGATGCGCTGGGCTGTCGAGAAGATGTTCGGATCGCTTACTGGGACAATGTCGATCCGATCATCAAAGTCGGCGCGGTAGATAATCTCCGCAGCTCCCGCCCGCGAGAAACTGAACTCATCGGGGAGGTTCTCAGCGTTCAGATCCGCAAGGAGTTTAAACTCTTGGCCCTGCGCGTAGTGCAGGCGCTTATGAATTGCGCTAAATGCCTTGGAGCCCTGCTCGATCAACGCAACCGTTGAGCCAACTGGCGCATTCGGGTTCACGTCGCCAATGTTTAAATCGGCGGTGCTGGCAAATCTCTGGCCGGCGTCAACCATATATCCAAGCAAGTTAAACAAAGAGCCCGACGGCTCCTTAAACGGCAGTGGCATAATCGCCTTGTTTACGTCGTCAACCGTACTATCGAGGTCAACAAATTCACCGGGGCTGATCTGCATGTCGCCGCCCTGAACACGGCCACGCAGCTTAAAGCCACCCTGCATGTTCGAGAATGCGGCACTGTCGAGCAATGCGCGCAGAGATCCTGTCGCCGCTTTGCCCAATCCGCCAATCATGTGGTACAAGCCGAAGCCGTAGAAGCCCAAACCTGGTAAAAATTTGTAAGATACAAACCAGTCGCGGCGCTTCTTCAGCTCGTCGTCTTCCTTCCAGTTACGGCGAACCGCCACGACAGCCTGACTGTCATAGTCAATCGTGATGACATATGGGATCGCCACTGCGTTGTCGTCCTCGTCGTCGTCATCCATATTCTCGCCGTCAATGCCGTCAAACAAATCATAGACGTGCATTTCGAGCAGTGTCATCACGTCGTCATTGCTGTCGTCGTACTGATCAACGCCCTCAATCTCACCGATAATATCGCCCGACGGGTCCATGTTATCGCCTGATCCATACTTCGCCGGCAGGTAATATCCGTTCTGGACGTAGCGATTAAAGTCATTCTTCGGCATACGGATGACGTGGGTGTAGCGCGGTGACGTGTATAAATCTTTGCTTTCCGGGGCGACCACGAAGTCTTCAGCCTTAACGAACTGGCTACACTGCCGATCTAGGTTAGCATCCCACCAGACTTTCTTAAACGCCTGGCCAACCAGCGGCAGGTGAAACAGCAATTGATCGAGGTCAGGGAAGTATTCCTGCATCTCGTTGGTGACTTGCCAGTTCATAAATTCACGAACGCGGCGCCCCTGCTCCTCAATCTCCTCGTCTGGATCGCCAACGATCACAGTCTTGATTGGCCCGCCAGACGGGTATAATTCAGCAATGGCCTTGGCGTTAAACTGCGTGGCAGCTTCGGCAATCAGCGGGTGTACCACTACGGACAATCCGCGCGTCGCGCGCTCAGATTCGCCCTCGTCCATTCCGCCATCAGGATCTAGTGTCTTTAATCCCTGAGTGTAGCGTTCCTTCCACTCTGATCGAGCTTCCTCGTCATTCTCGTAATAGCTGATTAGCTCTTGCGCTTTTCGGGATAGCTCTTTCTCGTCGATTGTCTCAGCTAGGTTGATGTCGAACTGGGCGTCGTCAATCTCGTCCTGCATGTCTAGTTCGGGATCGCCTACCAAAACATCGCCGTCGGGCAGTTCCTCAACCATTAAGCTATCGTCGGGCAAGCCCTCGGCGAACGGGATAATTTTTGGATCAGCCATACATCGTCATCCTCTTGGGTTCGTTTATTTCGTCTTCTTCTGGATCGGTACTGTGTTCTAGGAACCAACCCTTTCGTAATCTTAGCCAGGCTTGTGTGCAGGTGTCCACCACGTCATCATTCGGATGCGCCGGGAATGCACTTATAATTTCTATTAACTCTTTAGCCCACTTCTTGTCACTTGGGTAGTATATTCTACCATCCTCCAGCAATGCGCTCGAAGCGTGCGCCCTCGCAACCTTATCCCGGTCAGGAGAATATGCCAAGACCGGGACGCCGGCCATGCGTAAATCTTGCAGTAAAGACTGGCCCGACGCCTTCTTCTCGATCAGCACTACGTCGGGCTCCCACTCGTCGTAAGCCTCCTGGGCAATCTTGCGTAGTTCTGGGTACGACGGCTTGTCCCAGTAAGCCTCCAGCACAATAGCGCACATGGCGCCCTTGTGACGAAACACGCCCCAAGTAGTTCGCGCGCTAAAGCTAGAACTTTCCTTGCCCTCAAACGCGGTGTCCCACGATTGCAATACATGCTCAATTTCTGGCAGCTCTTCGCTCTCCCAGGGAACCCACCAGGACGCCTTGAGAATACCGCCGCCCTTGGGGCTCGGACGTTGCTGTAATTGCCCGGCGGCTGCGTAAGAGCCAAGGCTCCGCTCCAAGGTCGATAGCTCCTTCTCGCCAAACCGTGCGGGCCACAGCAGTTCGCCCTCTTTAGTGCGCGGATCTGTGAAGCCTAGAGGTGAACGTGACGGCGTAGGGTGTCCAATTTCGTATCTCGCCGGCAGGCATAAGTGTGACCACTCGTCGCCCATTTCTTGACACAGGTGGCCAGTGAGGTCATCTGAGTGGACGCGTTGCATGATCAAGATAAAATTTGATGTCTTTGGATCGTTAAGTCTGGTCTGCATGGCTTGATCCCACCACTCTAGGACGCCCTCACGCACCTTGGAGCTGTCTGATTCTACAATGTTATGGGGGTCGTCAATTACGATTATATCGCCACCATCCCCAGTCAAAGCCCCTCCGACTGAGGTAGAAATTCGATAGCCTGACTTATCGTTTTCAAACCGCTGTTTCTGATTCTGATCATCGGTCAACTTGAACTTATCCCCGAAGTGATTTTGATACCACGGGCTGTCGATCAGGCGCCGGCACTTTGTACCGTCCCGGATAGACAAGCTAGATGCATAAGATGCGTATAAGAATTTTTTGGCTGGATCTCTGGCCCAAGTCCACGCCGGCAGTGCCACTGCCACGCTGATTGACTTGGAGTGCCTGGGCGGCACGTTGATGATCAAGTGGCGGATGTCGCCCTCAACCACTGCTTGCAGGTGTTCTGATATTGCGTCTAGATGCCAGTTGTCCTGGTACTCAACCCCCGGCTCAATTGTCGGCCAAGCTGCCTTCGTAAACGCCTTCAATGACCTCCGATAAGTTTCCGCTTGAACCTTCTCCAGTGTCAACGTGCTTAAAAGCTGCTGTAATTGCGCTGAGTTGGTCATCACTTACCCTCGTTAAATCTATGACGTTTCGTTGTTCTACAGTAGCTGAGATCTCCTGTCTGTTCGACCAGTTCTCTCTGTCTCTGTTATTTAGGTAGTAAAATATGGCCACGTTATCTTTTTTAACGGTTGCATTTTCAAAGAGTGCATTGACGACTTTTGAGAGGCCAACAGCCTTCCCTTTTTTTATAGTCTCTAAAAACTCTAAATTCTCGGCCTGCCTATTGTAAATAGTTGCAGGTGAAATACCCAAGCAAGTAGCAATTTGGTTGACGGTTAATCCACGTCCAGCCATCTCTTCGACTTCTTGCAGAACTTCTGGTGTGACCTCAAATCTTGGTCTGCCCATTGGATTTTTACTTTTGGCTTTTGCCATTACTTAACCTTTCTTGCAGTGGTGAGCTGTATTTTTGGGAATGTAGATCAGATCACTGAAAAAAGAAAGACCC